GGTAAGGGGGGATTGGGTGTAGGGGCAGGAATAGGGTCTTTTCCAACAGGAGAGATCCATTGGTTAGGTAGATCACTGTCTTAAGGGCGCAATTTTAAAAAACGCCTGTATCAGCAAGGTAGTACAAAGCGCTCAGGCGCTGAGAAACGAAAAGGGTTCTTCCTGGAAGAGTGATTTTTTCAGAGGAGCTGAATCAGAAGGGAGGCTGGCAGCCTTTGGGGAGGCCACCAGCCATGTGAGGGGGAATCCATGAAAACCACATCACAAAATTATTATCTCATCAGCACGGGGGCAGCACAATGGAGCTGACGATCACGCCGAATTTTGCACAGGAACGAGCGCTAAACATGTTGCGCCGTGACTGGAAGGCAAACGACACCTTCATGGTGTACTCGCCAACCGGAAGCGGTAAAACGGGTTTGGCCGCCTTCATCGTCGCCGGGTTTGTCAGCCGTGGTATGCGCGTCCTTTTCTGTGCACCGTACACCATCCTGATCGGTCAGACGGCTAATCGGTTCGTGGAGTATGGGTTGCCGGGGGATGAAATCGGTTATATCTGGGCAGATCACCCGAACTACGATCCGGACCGGAAAATTCAGATTGCCAGCGCCGACACGCTTATTCGTCGTGTTTTTCCTGAAAATATCGATCTGCTGATTATCGACGAAGCACACCTGCGTAAAAAACGCATCCTGAAGGATATCGAACGTCTGCGCGGCAAAGGCGTAAAGGTGATTGGCCTGTCGGGTACTCCGTTTTCCCCGTTCCTGGGCAAATACTATGACCGACTGATTAAGCCGACCACCATCGGCGAGTTAATCCAGCGTGGCGATCTGAGTAAATACGAATTTTACGCGCCAACTAAGCCGGATCTGAAAGGTGTTAAAACCAAAGCATCGCTTGAGTACGGCAGCGATTACAACGAAACGCAGCTGGCTGAAATCATGTGCGGCTCTACGCTGGTGGGCGACATCGTACAGAACTGGCTGGAGAATGGCCGGGATCTACCTACCATCGCTTTCTGCGTCAACGTTGCCCATGCCAATTACCTGACAATCCAGTTTAACCTGGCGGGTGTTAACGCTGAGGTAATGACCGCCGACACTCCAGTGGATGAGCGCCAGACCATCATTCATCGCTTTGAAACCGGTGCAACGAAAATCATCGTTAGCGTGGGCGTTCTGGTGGCCGGCTTCGATAGTGACGTTCGTTGCATCATCTACGCTAGGCCAACAAAAAGCGAAATTCGCTGGTTGCAGGCGCTCGGGCGTGGACTGCGCACCGCACCGGGTAAAGAGTCCTGCCTCATTTTCGATCACAGCGGCACCGTACACCGTTTGGGTTATCCGGATTCAATCGAGTACGACGATCTTCCCGGTAAGTCTGACGGCATGGAGGAAAGCGCGCGCCGCGCAGCTGAGGAACGGGCCGAAAAGCTGCCACACGAATGCTCTCAATGCCATTACATGAAGCCAGCTGGCGTCTATGTATGCCCGAAATGTGGGCATAAGCCGCTGGGCGGTGAGGACGTCGATACCGACACTGGCCGCAAACTCAAAAAGCTGGGTAAAAACCAGCATCAGCACACTAAGGCAGAGAAACAGGCCTGGTGGAGTCAGATCAAATTCTATCAGCGCCAGCGCGTATCGCAGGGGAAAAAGCCCGTCAGCGATGGCTGGTGCGCAAATACCTTTCGCGAACGGTTTGACGAGTGGCCTAACGGGTTGAGCGATTTCCCTATGGAGATCACACCGACCGTCTCTAATTTCATCCGGCACAAATTGATTGCGTATGCGAAAGGGCAGGAGAAGGCCAAGCGCCTGCAGGAGGCATCAGGCACGGCAGCCCCACCCTCAGTACAGCAAGCACAGAAAGCAATTAGCGATATCAGACAGCAGTTAGGAAAACGAGCATGAAGACGGCAGAAGCAGCAAAAGGTCAATGGGCAATGATTTTCGAACATTACGGACTGCCGCCGGTCACCGGTAAACACCATTTCAGAGGCAAATGTCCGCTTTGTGATTCGATTGGTAAATTCCGCATCGATGACCGCAATGGCGCAGGAACGTGGATTTGCACCTGCGGCTACGGTACAGGAATGGACTTGGTTACCAAAACCCAGGGCAAACCATTTAACGAGATTTGCCGCGAAATTGATGAGCTGATCGGCAATACGTTCCGTCGTGAGAATATCCCCAAGACAAGCAGTGCAGCCAGTATGCGTAAAAGGGTGCTCAGTAAGTTCTCCAAGCTGGTCCCATTGCGAGGGACCTCTGGCGCAGATTATCTCAACGCGCGCGGGATTTATAAGCTTCCTACTGATGCTATTCGTTTCAATGATCATCAACGTCACAACGGAAGGGTATTTCAGTCTCTCTATGCATTAGCGACCGATGACAAAGGCGAACTTTGCTATAGGCACCTGACCTTATTAGATGGCGCGAAAAAGGCTGACATTGGAGACAGTGTGAAGCGTCAAAAATCGCTTCAAGATGAAAATTATCTCGAACATACCAAGTCAGTTGCGATCCGCATGTTCCCGGTCGCCAGCACCCTGGGCATTGCCGAAGGCATCGAAACGGCCCTATCTGCGCACCAGATTTATAACGTGAATACCTGGGCGACTATGACGGCAAATTTCATGAAGAAATTCCGCGTTCCTGCCGGTGTTAAGCACCTGATTATTTTTGCCGACCGCGACGAGAACAGCGCTACCGGGCTGGCGGCTGCGTATGAATGCGCTCATGCCAATCTGCTGGCAAAGAATGACCTGCAGCGTGTGAGCGTGTACTGGCCGGATCACGATGATTTCAACAATTTGCTCATGAACGGCGATCAGGTTCGTGAGCTGGTTTTCCACAAGAAAAAGGCGGCTGCGTAATGCGTACTGATAACAACGAACATAAAGCACTATTCACCATCCCGACGGCAGCGCACAGCTCCGCCCTCGCAAACATTAAGCCTCTGCCCGAGCAACGGAGAATCACCGGGCATAAGCAGACTGACGCTTATCTTTGGGTGCTGGAGGTGATCCGTCTGAACGAACCCGCACATCTGGACGCAGCCGAAGCCGCGCTGGAGAAAATTGAAATCTCCCCAAAAGAGGCCGAGGAACGTTACGCGCGTTATTTGCTGGCGAATGGTGGCGATCCTTTCCAGGTTGCTTTCGGTACCATCGGCATGGATAACCCGGCAAAGGCAATCAGGAACGCCCGGGAGGACATCAAAAAAGCAGCATCAGTCAGGGCCACGTTCGGCAGCTATGAGGCAGCTCTCGAAGATGTGGAGGCCGAGCGAGTAATCAAGTCTTCCCCGAAATTTATCGACGATCACCTTTGGGGATGGACTCCGGCCGAGAAGAAAGCTGGCAGCATTAACGGCAGCCGTATGAACGAAATTGATGAACAGCGCCGGGCATTTGTTGAAGGCTATCGTGATGTACTGCCAGAACCGAATACGCTTTCTGACGTTGTTCGTGAGTTTGTTTACTGGGACTGGCTCTACAGCGTTCGTCACACTGCAACTAAAGAACAGGGCTATGAATTTGGTTACTCCGAGCATCACGAATCCGTATATGACCGCGAGCGCTACCTTGAAAAATTGCTGGAAACCATCAAACCCGTGACGCGAGCTGAAGCTATGGAGGTATGTTGTTGGTTCCTTGAAGGTGAAAAGGCCCAGTACATGGAAAACCACGGCGCGGCGGTGATTCTTAACCTGGTAGGGGAGTGTGAAAAATGAAACTGGAGGCATCACTAAAACACTTTAGCCCTCAGGGAATGCATATCAGCGACGAAGTGAAAGGAACCTCTCCGGATCGTATCACCGGCACCGATGTTATGGCGGCCATTGGTACCACCAGCAGCCGAGCGCGGTTTGGTCTGGCTGCCTTCTTTGGTAAGACCGGGATCAGCAAAAGCGATGAGCAGTTGGCTGTACAGGCTCTGGCTCGTCATGCAATGGAATCAGCGCCCAGGAATGTACGTAAAGCAGCAGCAGGCGAGTTTGGCTGGTGCATGATGGTGCTCGCACAATTCGCCTTTGCCGAATACTCCCGTTCAGCGGAAACCAGCGTGACGTGTCACAGCTGCGGCGGCAGCGGATTAACCTCTCAGTATGAAGATGTGATCAAACATCCTGGAGTCTTCAACTCTGAGGGAATGGAAATCGTCCCGCCGAAAATCAAGCACGAACTGGTCAAGCGTAAATGCGCGGCATGTAACGGTAAAGGTGAGCTGTTGGCTCGATGCCGCTGCGGCGGAAAAGGTGAGGTGCTCGATCGCAAAGCCACAAGCGAGCGCGGCGCGCCGGTGTTTAAAACCTGCGAGCGCTGCAGCGGAAATGGGTTTTCTGCCGTATCATCTGCAACTGTCCATCGCGCCATTTTGAAGAGACTCCCGGATCTCCATCAGTCTTCGTGGTCACGTAACTGGAAACCATTTTATGAGAGGTTGGTTGATACGCTGATCAAAGGTGAAAGGCAAGCGGCGGAAGAGTTTGAGAAGGCTACCCGTTATTGATGCGATCGAAGCAAATGACAACATTTTTTTACTTTATAGCGTTGACTTTGCATAAGGTTGTCCTGTAAGCTTCAAATCGTGGGATATAACGCCTACACGAAATCAAACCCGCCTCCGAGCGGGTTTTTTTATGCCTAAATTTGGTCGCCGCGAATGAATACATTCATCATTTGTGCATCCGGACCGTCTCTCAATAAATCAGATTGCGAACTGATCTCCGGATCGGGGCTGCCGGTTATTGCTGTTAACTCCACCTGGCAAGCCGTGCCTGATTGTGAATACATTTACGCGGGTGATCTGCGCTGGTGGGATGCAAACATCGATGTTCTGCCGTCCTCCGCCTCTCGCTGGACCTGTAATTACCGGGCTCATAAACGCTATGGGCTAAATCTGTTTGATACAGATACCCGGTGGGCCTTCAACTCCGGGCAGCGCTCGATTCTGTTTGCTGCCAGCCAGGGGGCGAAAAATATCATCCTGTTAGGGTTTGACTGCTCCATTAATGGCGGTAGTCACTGGCATGGTGATCACGTCGGGCTGGATAATCCTACAGCAGAGAGTATCACTCGATGGCGCGGGGAGTTTGCCAATACCGCCAGAGCGCTGGCCGGTAAGGTGAATATCATCAACAGTAGCCGCCAGACAGCGCTTAAGTGCTTCCGGCGTCTCGGCCTCAATGAGGCTTTACACGAGGTAGCAAGTTAAACGTTCCTCTATTCATTGAAGGCATGCTGGGCATGGGTGACAACATCTACCAGCGCGCTTTCGTTAAGCAGTTGCTCACTGATGAAGGTATCAGGCGCTGGTTTGCAGAGCAGGGCTTCGAATGCGTGGAACACAACAAAATCGAGTGTGAGCTCGGGCGCAAAGATGTTGGTACTTACGCTTTCAGGCGTACTTGAGTTAACCCTCATTTTGCCCGCTTCGGCGGGCTTCTTTTTCAGGCTACGGGAATCATCCTCGACGTGCTTTGTGTTAACCAGCCCGATAGCCTGAACCCTACACACGGAAAATATATGTCTGATCCATTAACTGTAGCTGGTGGGTTTGCTGCCGGGACTGTGGGGGTGACGCTTGCCACTCTGTTTCCCGAAGCCACTCCCGGCGTAATGCTTTTCTCCCTGGGAGGCGCTGCGCTCTATGTGTTGACGTCTGAGCCGCACCAGATATGGAAACAGGCGGTATTCGCGATTATTTCGTTTCTTGGTGGCGTCTCGTTCGCGGTGCCTATGGCGACAATTATGGCTGGCGTTATTAATTCAGCACTGAGTTTGCTGACACCACCAGTGACCATCGAAGTATCACCAAATATCGGCGCGCTGGTGGCTGCATCCATTTCGGTCGCTATCCTTCTTCGCATTTTGTCCAAATCCAAAAACGGGAGCCTTCCCGGACTGGATGGGGGTGATGAATGATATGGGATTCGCTGATTCTTCACGCAAACGCGGTGGTTTGCCTGCTGATAATGTTCCGTCTGATGTTCTTCAACAAGACGGGAAAATCATACCGGCGTGGCGTCTCATTGTTCGCGTATCTGATAATTCTGTCAGCCGGGTATACCGCATTCCGGATCATCCACGGCGATTACATGCAGGTTGACCCTGGTGAATTCATGCTGAATGCGACGGTTTGCGTTGCGGTATGGGTTGCAGGTGGAAACCTGGCAAGATTTTTGAGGGCAACGTAATGCAAACCAGCGATAAAGGGATTTCCCTGATTAAAGAGTTTGAAGGATGCAAGCTTGCCGCTTACCAGGACAGCGTAGGTGTCTGGACGATTGGTTACGGGTGGACTCAGCCTGTCGATGGAAAGCCAATTTGTGCCGGGATGATGATTAAACAGGAGACAGCAGAGCGCCTTCTGAAAACTGGGCTGGTCAGCTACGAAAATGATGTCTCGCGCCTGGTCAAGGTTGGGCTGACTCAGGGGCAGTTCGATGCGCTGGTGTCGTTCACGTATAACCTTGGTGCTCGCTCCCTGTCGACATCGACCCTCCTGCGCAAACTCAACGCCGGTGATTACGCTGGCGCTGCCGACGAGTTCCTGCGCTGGAATAAAGCCGGTGGCAAAGTCCTGACTGGGCTGACCCGTCGGCGTGAGGCGGAGCGTGCTCTGTTCTTGTCGTGATTACCCTTGCTGATATTAAAGCCTCATGGCGTCTGATACTGCTGGTGGCCGTCATTGCTGTAGTCGCCGTGCTGTGTGTCCTGCTGGCAAATAGCCGATCTGACGTCGCTACGCTGAAAAGTGCAAACGACGTTCTGCGCAGTGACAACACCCTGCAGGGGACGGTTATTGCTGCTCAGGCTTTCAACTTCAATCGGTTTAACCTGGTGGCCGAAAACGCCAGCCGACTAAATGCACTGATTGATGCCAGCTCCGATAAAACTGTTATCGAATATCGGGAGATCCTCCGCCGTGAAAAAACCTGTGATCTGCCTGTTCCTGCTGATGTCGCTGGTGGGCTGCTCAGCTACGCGAACAGTTTACGTGCCAGCGCAATGCTCACCGATTCCGGGAACGCTGACGCAGCCGGTGATAGCACCACTACCGCCAGCGCGCTGACCTATTGCCAGGCTGTTCTCTGGATCAAGCCGCTGCTGGCCGCTATCGAAAAAGCGAATAATCAGCTGGCTGGAATACGCCAGATCGAGAAGGAAAGGCAATGATTATTGCCAGCATGACATTACAAAAGCCATTCACTGAGTGGCTTTGATAATGTTTTTTGAGTGAGGATTGTTCAGCATGGCTTCGATAAAAGAATCCACTGATGCCATTGGACAATCAAAATATTACGTCCACTGGAAGGATGAAAAATCCGGTCATGGACGCCGCCGCATTTTTAAGAATATTGATGATGCCGCTCATCTTTTCTGGCAAAAACAGAATATCGAGCTGGATTGTCGAACTGCCAGCTGGACCGGAATAGACCATTCCTGGACTTTCCGAAAGTTAATTCTGTTTTATCTGGGGTATCAGGCCGGCAAGCTGGAAAAAAATATCATTCGGTTGTCGTCATATACGAAATGCCGTCACGATCTTCTCGCTGTAGACGGCCCGATACTGGAAAAAAATATTCTCCATATCAGCCATCGCGATATCGTTGAATCGGTACGCACCGGCTGCCATCGCTGGATTCGTTCGGCTTTCTTCCTGCTGGTGGAAAAGCGGCTCATCACTTTTAACCCTGTTGACCGTCCCGCGCGCCGGAAGCGTCGACCCATCACCATACCGCCATCATCATCGGTCAGAGAGCTACTGAATAACGCGCCAGTTCGTGAGCGTATCGCGTGCTGGCTCGGGATTTGTGGCCTGCGCATCGGTGAGGCTCTGGCGGTTACTTATAACGACGTGTCAGCCGACTGGATCGACATCCGGGGGCATGTTGTTGATGGCGTTATACATGAAGGGCTGAAAAGAGGCGTGGAGCGCCGGGTACGGATGCCGCGTGAGCTTTTTGCGTTGCTGGATAAAAGTAAACTCGGTACCTCTGAGCCTCTTATCTGCAACCAGTTTACCGGCGCATGCCTCGCTACCAGTTACGGCACTCAGGGCGTTCTCGTCAGAACCCTGAACGACTATGGCATTAAACGATTCCATCATCTTCGCCACTTTGCTGTATCTCGCCTGGCAAACAAAGGCGTCGATATTCTGAAGGTTTCCCGACTTATTGGGCATTCGAACATCAAAACCACAATGGACGTTTACGGTCACCTGTTCGGTGAAGTGGTGGAGATGGATTTGGATTGAGTTATCCACATAGTGGAAATATTAGGGCGATCCACTATCTCCCCATTCTGCGCGGCCTCCGGGCATTAAATCGCAGTTTTTACGGAAAATCGATAACTCCGCATTTTTTGACGTTTTTAATTCCGCACTTAAACCCAGCAGGCTTGCGGCCCCGGAGCAGATTTTTTCTCAGAATTATTCCGCACGCAAAATGCGGAAAAATAATTTTGAACAAAATATAAACAGCACTCGATTTCAGGTAAGCGTATGGCCCGTAAAAATAGCTTTAAGAAGGCCTACGTCGGTATCGTTATTGATATGGCTCTGGCCCGTAACAAGATCTCAAACCGCATGGTTGCCCAGCGACTGGAAATTGACGAGGCGACTATCCGCAACTGGCGCAAGGAACATGCCGACTTTAATCGTGCCTTTACCGAGGCTCGCGAAGTTCTGATGGAAAAAATTAACAATGTTGCAGGTAAAAGCCTGGACGTTCGCAAGCGAAAGATTGTTAGCCGGGGACCAAAGGGGCTGACAACAACCATTGAAGATGTTCTGCCCACGCATAACGATATTGCTGTTTTCTCGAAGGCTCTCGGTCTTGGTACCAGCGTCTATAGCGAGGAAGAACGCCAGCGTGATGTGCTTCGCGAGGTGATGAAACATAAGGTGGCCGGGAAATACTCTGCGCTACAGGCGGCGCAGCTGCTTGAGGCTGAGGGGATAAAGGTTCCGGCAACCCTGCTTATGGAGCTGGGAGCACCGAAAATTTTCGAATCGTTCAACAATATGGACGAGGCAGCCAAAGCCGACGCGGCGAACCTGTCCCCGCATGAGGCCGCAGATATCTACAAAAAATTCATGGGCTGAAAATTGCAAAAACAGGCGTTTCGAACCGAAAAAACGCTATGCACTTTTTGACCCGTTTTATGCACGTTTTATTCATCCCGATTTGACCACTTTTCTGTTCAAAACAGAGGCTTCGCGCCGTTTGCGTGATGGATGCTGTTGCGCCAGTGCGGGTAACGACCATTATGTTAAATCGGGGCGTTTTTGAGGAATTTTTCTGTGCCGATCCCGTTCCCCTTTGACTTCCGCAAACCGGATTATACCGCCGTGTTTGAGTGGAGAATGGAGAGGCTGGAGCGGATCAGGAAAGCGCCTGAAATGCTTCCGGCACTCCGTGAGTTTTACCGCACTAACCCGGCCCAGTTCATCATCGACTGGGGCATGACGACAGACCCGCGTAACCTCGATTATGGCCTGCCTGCGACCATCCCGTTTTTGCTGTTCCCCCGTCAGGAGGAATGGATTAACTGGATCATGGACAGACGCGGAAATCGTGAAAACGGGCTCACAGAGAAAAGCCGTGAAATGGGGCTGAGCTGGACTTCTGTCGGCCTTGCCTGCTCCCTGTGTCTGTTTAACAAAGATATGGTGATTGGTTTTGGTAGCCGTAAAGAGATGTACGTGGATTCCACGAGCGACCCAAAATCACTTTTCTGGAAAGCAAGAAAATTTATTGAACTGCTCCCGGTAGAGTTTCGCGGTGGCTGGAATGAAAAAAAACACTCCAGATTCATGGAGGTGGAATTTCCGGAATCAGGGGCGATAATCAAGGGAGAGGCTGGCGATAACATTGGTCGTGGTGACCGTACCACGCTTTATTTCGTGGATGAGTCGGCATTCCTCAAACGGCCATTACTCATCGATGCTGCGCTCTCTCAGACGACCCGTTGCCGTATAGACCTCTCTTCGGTCAACGGCATGAATAACCCGTTTGCTAAAAAGCGCCACAGCGGAAATATCCCGGTGTTTACGTTCCACTGGCGCAGCGACCCGCGCAAGGATGATGAGTGGTACCGCAACGAATGTCTGAAAATTGATGATCCGATTATCGTTGCTCAGGAACTGGACCTGAACTACAGCGCATCCACAGAGGGGATTCTCATTCCTTCAGAATGGGTGCAGGCTGCCGTCGACGCGCATATCAAATTGGGTATTCAGCCCAGCGGCCAGCGCCTCGGCGCAATGGATATCGCAGACGAGGGGAAAGACAAAAACGGCTTTTCTTGCCGCTATGGCTTCCTTCTGCAGAACGTTCACGAATGGTCTGGCATTGGCAGCGACATCTACGCTTCTGTCGTTAAATCGTTTGGGTACTGTGACGATTACGGTCTGGATGAGTTCCGTTTCGATGAGGACGGTCTGGGTGCCGGTGCGCGCGGCGATGCTCGCGTGATAAACGAGCTCAGGCAGGCTGAAGGCCGGGGAACAATCACAGCTACGCCTTTCCGTGGTAGCGGTAGCGTATTCGATCCGGAAGATGAAGCCGTTCCTGGTGATAACGGTAAAGCGGCGCGCCTGAATAAAGACTTCTTCGCGAACGCGAAAGCACAGAGTTGGTGGCATCTTCGCAAGTTGTTTCGTAACACCTTCCGCGCGCTGAATGGGATGGACTACAACCCCGACGAAATCATTTCGATAAGCAGCGAGATAGAAAATATTGACCGCCTGCTGATGGAGCTTTCACAGCCTACATGGTCGAAAAACGCCGTCGGTAAAATCCTCGTGGATAAACAGCCGGAAGGCACAAAATCGCCGAACCTTGCAGACGCCGTAATGATTAATTACGCGCCGATGGATTCCTCTCTTGATACCTGGGCCAAACTGGCCGGAGCGTGACATGTCCCGAAAGAAACGCCAGAACGGCGCACAGCAGCCCGTTAGGACATCTGACGGGTACAACAATTTCACGGCCAAACTTGGCAGCGACACCAGAAACATCCAGACGGGCGGAATGTACATGCCGGGGTACATCAGCCGTAACAGGGTGATGCTGGAGTTTGCGTATCGTTCATCGTTCCTCGTGGGGGCCGGTGTGGATGCGATGGCCGATGATATGACCCGCAAGGGCATTAACATCAGCTCAAAGTTGAAACCCGGCCAAAAGGGCAAGCTCGAAACCTTCTGGGATGAGCTCGCTATATGGGATGGGCTTAACGATAACCTCAAATGGTCCCGATTGTACGGTGGCGCGGTGCTGGTGGTCCTGCTTGAAGGGCAGGATATGTCCTCCCCACTGAAACTGGATCGTATTAAAGAGGGGCAGTTTAAGGGCGTGATGAGCCTTGACCGCTGGATGGTTAACCCGAGTTATTACGATCTCGTTACTGATTACGGTCCCGATTTTGGGAAACCGAAATATTACAAGGTAATCACGAACCAGCAGGGGATTCCCCCCTGGAAGATCCACCATAGCCGCGTTATCCGCATGGAGGGCGATACGCTACCTTTCCAGCAGGCCCAGAAGGAAAACGGCTGGGGGATGTCTGTTGTGGAGCGTATTTTCGAGCGTATCGAGGCGTTTGATACTGCAACGGTCGGCACCACACAGCTGATCCACAAAGCACATCTGCGAACCTACAGCATTGAAAAGCTTCGTGACATCCTTGCCAAAGGCGGTGATCTGGAAAAGTCGCTGATGAAGCACATGGACATGATTCGTGAGTTTCAGACCATCGAAGGCATGACCATGATGGACTCAAGGGATAAATTCGAGACTCACAGCTATACGTTCGCCGGTATCGCGGATGTCCTCCTGCGCTTCGCTGAGCAGGTTTCTGGCGCGACGGGAATTCCTCTAGTCCGCCTGTTCGGGCAGTCCCCTGCAGGTTTCAACACCGGCGACGGCGATCTGGAAAACTACTACAGCCGGGTTAACTCGCTGCAGGAGAGACGCTTACGCCGCCATATCCGCTGGCTGCTCGATATCTCCTGGCGTTCTCTGTTCGGTGAACCACTACCTGACGATTTTACTTTCGAGTTTAACAAGCTCTGGGAGATGTCAGACGTGGACCGCGCAACGATGGCGAACAATGTGGTTACTGCACTCGGTACCGCCGTTCGTGACCTCGGAATGCCTCCGGCAGCCGCGCTTAACGATCTCAGGAACATTTCTGATGTGATTGGGATCGGTGGTTCTATCACTGACGAGGACATAGAAGATGCGAAGGCCCAGTGGGAGGAGGATGAACCTGAAACCATCCCTCCGCCGCCGTTCGGAGATCCAGTATCGAAAAAGCCTGTTGGCGATAGCAAACCAGATAGGGCAGATCGTCGATGGTACCTACGATGGTTCACAGGCCAGCGCTGACAGCATTTCGAAAACGCTGGTGGACTATTCCGAGGTAATCAGCGACTGGGCAGAGCAGGTCGGGCGAAGGATGTTTGCCCAGGTCGAGCAGGAGGAATGGAACCTGTGGAAATCGGTATCAGAGGAAATCGGCGCTGGCCTGCGCGATGTGGTGGGTAATACCCCTGTCGGTCAGGTGGCGCAGGATATCGTGTATCGCCAGATTCAGCTGATGAAGTCCTTGCCGCTGGAAGCAGCCGATCGCGTGATGGACATACAACAGCGCGCAATGCAGGCGGTTATCACTGGCGAACGTCCGGACGAGCTCTACGAGATGATCATGGCCTCCGGTGACGTGGCCGCCAGCAGGGCGCAGCTGATTGCCCGTACAGAGATTGGACGAGCTACCGGCGCGCTGACGCAGGCCAGAGCTCTTTCGGTTGGATCAGAGGGCTACTGGTGGCGTATCGAGGGGGCCGGAACGCGCGATTCTCACCGCAAGATGAAAGATAAATTTGTACGCTGGGATAACCCGCCGACGCTGGACGGTATGACCGGACACGCCGGATGTTTGCCGAACTGCAAATGCTGGCCTGAAGTACAGATTCCTGCACCGAGAAAATGAAAAATACGGCTTTGAGCATTCATTTCATGCGAACTGCAATACCCGCGAAATGTTATGAAAATGTTGTATTCGAAAAGGCCGATTTTCAGCCCAGTTAATCGCTACTTTTACGGCTTAAAGGGGACATTTTAATCGAGTCCATTTTCGTCGGTGCGGGTAAGAACCCTTATGTTAAATAGCCCGTTATTTCGAACATTTTTCCCATCTCACAAGGTCGCCTCCGGGCGGCCTTTTTGTTGCCCGTAATCGAGCAGGTAACCCATGAAATATTTCTTCACTACACGCCTGGGCGAAACGCGCTATCTGACGGCGGACGGTTCGCTGCTGTGTAAAGACGTGCCGATCGCACGCACAGGAACGCAGGTCTATTTACCTGAGGAAATCGACCTCGAACCGGACGGCACCGGCACGGTTACGGTCTGGCGAACAGAAGACGAGGTGTTTTCCCCGGAGACGATGGCGAGCTTTGAGGGCGTAGCCGTCACGCTGGGGCATCCTGAGGACAGCCTGGGCAACATCGTATTCGTGAACCCTTCTAACTTCGCAGAGCTGGCGCACGGACACATTCAGAACGTCCGGCGCGGCACCGGCGATAAATCGGATCTGCTCATTGCTGACGTGTTGATTAAACGGCAGGAAGCAATCGACGCGGTGAATTCTGGCCTGACCGATGTCAGCTGCGGCTATGACGCGCAGTACAAGCAGCTGGCACCCGGAAAAGGCAAGCAATACCAAATCACAGGTAACCACCTCGCTGTCGGCATCGACCGGGGGCGTGCTGGTGGCCGCTGTGCAATCGGGGATTCCATCCCATCAACAACAAAGGAGAAGCCTGTAATGTCATGGCTTAAAAAACTGGCTCAGGCCATTAAGACGAAAGATGAGGATGCGCTGGCAAAACTCATCGACGAAGCGCCGGATATGCCGTCTGATGGCATGCCTTCAATCCCCGGTTCCTCTATCACCATCAACATTCCTTCACAGGCCACAGCCTTACCTGAAGGCAATCGCACCACCACGGACGAAGGCGATCCGAACAAAGACAAAACCGGCACGGGCGATGAAGAAATTCCGGCCTGGGCGAAAGCGTTGCTGGTTCGTCTGGAAAAGCTGGAGGGTAAAACCACCGACGGCGATCCTGACCCGGCCAACATGACCACCGACGAAGACGAAGAAGAAAACCGCAAAGTGACGGGTGATGCAGCCTTTAAGCGCAACCTGATCGCCGATGCGGAAATTATCTGCCCTGGCTTCCAGCCTGCTGGTGATAAGAGCCTGAAGCGTCAGGTGCTGAGTCATGCAATGCGCACCGGTGACAGCCTGAAATCGTTCGGGGTGGATGATTTCTACAAAGCGCCTAAGGCTACGGTCGACGCGGTGTTTACTGCCGCTGTGGCGCTGCATAAGGCGAAAAATCAGCTGACCCCGCTGAACAACATTACCCGCACCACGGACAGCGGAATCAGCACTAAGCACCTTTCCCCGGCAGAACTGAACAAGGTCAACGCCGAATTCTGGGCAAAAAACAAATAAGGTAAATCATCATGGCAGGTACTGCATATTTAACGCGCATGCCCTTGGGCATTGCCGGGGGCGTTACCCGTCCTCGTGATCTCACCATCGAGCCGGTTAGCCTGGACCACACGAAGCAGTTCGCGTCCTACGGGCTGGTTGGTAAATACGTGAACGATAAATTCGTTCCGCTGGAATCTGGCGACACCATCAGCAAAGTGAAAGGGATTCTGGTTCGTCCGTTCCCGATTACTTCTGCTCTGGACCTTGCTTACATCGGTGTGACGGCTAATCAGGTTGGTGACAACCTCAAACGCGGTTACATCTGCGTAACTGCTACAGCAGGCAACGCGGCTACCGCGAAAAAAGGCGATCCGGTTTATGTTCGCGTGGCTGGTGGCACTACTCAAAGCCCGGTTGGCTCCTTTGTGCTGTCTCCGGACTCTACCGCATCAAATACACCTCAGCTGCCAAATGCAGAGGTCATGGGGCCAGGTGAAGCCGACGGCCGTATTGAAATCGCTTATAACATCTGAGGGAATAATTAATGTTTACAATTGACAGAGCGACCATCGACTCCACCGGCGCGTTTCTCGTCGGCGAACTGGAGCGCATGGATCAGACGCTGAACATGCCTTTAGTGTCCTACAAATGGTCACGCGACATGCCGCTGCGCAGCGACATTTCTATCGCTGATGAAGTGTCATCCTTCACGAATACCGATTTTGTCGGTGTTGGTGGTCCAAACCCTAACGGTAAAAACTGGATCGGTAAAAAAGCTACTGCCATTCCTGGTATCGAACTCGATATTCAGCCTACCCGTAACAACCTCACCTTGTGGGGACAGGAAATCAGCTGGACGGTACCGGAACTGGCTTCTGCCCAGAAACTGGGCCGTCCGGTTGATGTCCAGAAATACGAAGGCATGAAGCTGAAATGGAACATGGACACCGACGAACAGGTTTATATCGGTGATAACGAGCTCGGCGTCGCTGGGCTGCTGAACCTGCCGGATGTTACTCCTGTTGCTGCAGCTGCAGCGTGGACCGCAACCACCGATCCGGATGTGATTGTCCAGGATATCAACCTGGTGCTGTCTGATGGCTGGGTTCGTTCTGGTTATGCGGTCTGCCCGGCAAAAATCGGTCTGGCTCCGGAGCTGTTCGGCTTGCTGGCGAGCAAAAAGGTTTCCTCTGCAGGGAATATCTCTGTGCTGGAATACGTGAAGATTAACACCATCGCGTTTCAGGAAAACGGCACACCACTGGAGATCGTCTCCATGAAGTGGGCCTCAAAGCGTGGCGCAGGTGGCGCGCATCGTATCGTTGCTTACACCCAGGACGAAAAATACGTTCGCTTCCCAATGGTTCCTCTGCTGAACACGCCGCTGGAGTATCGCGGCCTGCAGCAGTTGACCACTTACTACGGCAAGCTGGGCCAGGTGGAAACCCCGTATTCCAATACGATCTCTTACCTGGACGTTCCGGCGTCTTAACCTGAAACAGGCGGGGAAACCCGCCTTTTTTTATGGAGCAAAAACATGAAATACGTTGTTTCCGGTGGCGCGACTCTCAGCTTTTCCGACGGTTCTAAATTTGAGCTGTCTCAGGGCATCCACGACAGTTCCTCTTTCCCGAAAGAAGTTAAGGACCACTGGGCCTTTAAAGCCTATGCGCGCCCGATTGACGAAGCCGACCTGGCGAACGAGCAGAGCAATGAAGACCTTTCTGCGAGCCTTGTTCTTCTGGCAGAAGAAAATAACACCCTGAAAGCGCAGCTGGCTGAGCATGAAAAAACCATCACCGCGCTGGGGAATGAAAACACAGACCTGAAAGCGCGGCTGGCAGCCGCTCAGGCACCAGTAGGCGGTAAACCTGCCGACAGCACGGACAAAACCGATAACACCGGCGGGGACGCGAAAAATGCCAAAAAACAGCAGGCTTCCGACTAACGAGCAGTTCCGCACCGACTTTCCCGAGTTCGCCGATAAAACCCGCTATCCGGACCCCTCAGTGAATTTCTATCTGGGGCAGGCCGATTCGCTTCTGAATCAGGACGTACAGGGCGATCAGTTCGTCTACTTGGCCGAACTATTCACGGCTCACTATACGGAGCTGCGCGGCCGCACGCTGGCCGCCGCTGCCGCTGGTGGTGTGAACAGCAACGGCGCAGCAGGTGTCGTGTCCTCTAAATCAGTGGATAAGGTTTCAGTGAGCTATGACGTGTCCGGGGTAATCAATCCGGATGCCGGTTTCTGGAACAGCACCGCCTACGGGCGCGAGTTCTACTGGTGGTGGTCGATGTTCGGCGCTGGTGGCAGGCAGTTGCTATGAAAAGCGGGTTAACGGTTCGTGCTGATAACGCCGTGGCTGTTCTTGAATCCCTCCGCCAGCTATCCGGAATGGATGTGCTGGTGGGAATACCTGAGGACAAGGCAGGGCGTGAGGATGGCTCTCCGATTAATAACGCGGAACTGGGCTACCTCCACTCGACGGGCGCAACGGTGGAAATCGACGGGACAACGGTCACACTTCCCCCGCGTCCTTTTCTGGATATGGGGATCGAGGATTCTAAACCCCGAACCACTGCACACCTCAAGGCAGCGGCAACCGCCGCGCTGGAGGGGCAGACTGAAGCGGCAATGCGTGAGCTGGAAAGCGCCGGACAGATTGCCCGTGACGCTGCAAAAGCCGTTATCGGTGCTGGCGACCGGCTACATCCGCTTTCTGAGAAAACCCTCGAACGCAGAAGGGCCGAAGGCATTCCCGGCGACAAGCCGCTGTATGCCCACGGTTACCTGCTGCGCTCAATTAACTACGTCGTGAGGAAAAAATAATGCCTCTTCTCGATGTGAGCGATGTTCTTCTCGATCCCGACTTCATGGACACCAGCCTGGTGTGTCACCGGCAGGTTCAGACGGTGGATGAGGACAATTTCACGAAAAACACCGCTCAGGATATCCCATTCTCTGGAGTGGTGACGGTTGACCGTTCTCTGGAAGCCAGGCGAATGGCGGCAGGCCAGAACATCAGTGGCGCGATCCTCATCGTGACGCAGTTCCGATTAACCCAGGGCCAGCCCGGTACAGACAGCGCCCCGCGACTTGATGCCGATATCGTGAGCTATAACGGGCGTGCTTACCGGGTGACATTTGTCGATCCGTACACCAGTTACGGCGCCGGATTCGTCCAGGCACATTGTGAGCTGGTGGACTTTAACGGAGGGACGCCAGTTGAGTAACGACAGCACCGCGCGCGGTTATCTGACGCCTGTCGGGGATAATCCCCTGTATGACGAGGCGCTGGAGCGTGAAATCAGCCGGTGGATTCGTGGTGTTTCTGGCTTGCCGGCTGCTCTTGTTTTCCCCCGATGGACTGACCCGCAGCCGCAGATCCCCAACAACGGGGTAACGTGGTGTGCCTTCGGTATCACTACCGTTCCTCAGCCGTTAAGCCAGTCCGATGTTCAGGTTTCGGATGAACAGTCCGAGCAATGGACATGGGAGCAGGTCACGGTGATTTGCTGCTTTTACGGCCCTCTGGGGGCCAACATTGCATCAACTTTCCGCGCGGGGATATTCGTCGAGCAGAACAACGCCGAGCTGAACCGCTCGGGGCTTTCGCTGGTGGATGCAGGGACTATCTACAACCTGCCAGAGCTCATTAATAACCAGTGGGTGAGGCGCTATGACCTCACCATCACGCTGTCCCGCAAAAACATTCGTACCTACAACGTCCGGACGCTGAAAGATGCGCCCGTCTCATTTTTCGGAGACTAAATTATGCCGCAGGGATTACCTGTATCTAACGTCGTTAATGTCGACGTGATCATTGGGCCGCGTGCGGCTTCTGGTCGAAACTTTGGTTCGCTGCTCATTCTCGGGAGCTCAACGGTTATCCCGGTTTCTGAGCGCATTCGCCTCTACTCATCCCCGGAAGATATCGGCACAGATTTCGGCGTGGATAGCCCGGAATATGAAGCCGCTACGGTGTATTTCTCGCAGTCACCGAAACCTCAGCAGGTGTATGTCGGTCGCTGGGCTAAAACGCTGGTATCGGCTGAAAGCGGTTCGACGGAAACGCTGCTGCAGGCCGTGAACGCCGTACTGAATTACACGAGCTGGTACGGTTTGGGCGTAGCCGATGATGAAGAGATCGACGATGCCGACTGGCTGAGCGTGGCCGCCGCGATCGAAGCTTCCAGCCTCAGTCGTATTCTGGCAATTACCACTCAAGACCCGGAAGCGATTAACACGACATCCACAACCGATCTCGCCTATAAGCTGAAGGCGGCAAAATATGGTCGCACGTTTGTGCAGTACTCAACCAGCAGCAAGTACGCCGCGCTGTCTGCCTTTGGCCGTGCGTTTACGGTGAATTTCAACGGCAGTAACACGACAATTACCCTGAAATTCAAGCAGGAGCCGGGTATCACCTACGAGACACTGGATCTCAGTCAGGCTAAGGCGCTGGATACCAAAAACTGTAACGTCTACGTGTATTACGAAAACGATACGGCCATCCTGCAGCAGGGCGTCATGTCCAGCGGCGATTTCTTCGATGAGCGCCACGGGCTCGACTGGCTGCAGAACTACGTTCAGACCAACCTGTATAACCTGCTCTTCACCAGCACAACCAAAGTCCAACAGACTGATGCGGGTGTTACGCGCCTCCTTTCTAACGTTGAGAAATCAATGGATCAGTCTGTCATGAACGGGCTGGTGGCTGCTGGTGTATGGAACGGAGGCCCGATTGGGCAGCTGGATTCCGGCGACACGCTGACAAAAGGCTATTACGTCTACGCGCAGCCGATTTCCGAGCAGGCGCAGGCAGACCGTGAAGCACGTAAGGCACCGGTTATTCAGGTGGCCTGTAAGCTGGCGGGTGCGGTTCATTTCGCTGATGTGCAGATCAACGTCGTTCGCTAAGGAGAACATGAATGGCTACTTATTCTTTTATGGACGTCACGGCGTCCCTCTCCGGCCCGACCGGCGAGATTGATCTGGGCTACGGTTCCGCCAGTTCAGAGGAGGGGATCACCGTTGCAATGGGCGGCCCCAAAAATACCATGACCATCGGCGCTGACGGCGAAGTGATGCACAGCCTGCACGCGGATAAAAGCGGCACGGTAACCGTCAACCTGCTGAAGACCTCGCCGACAAACAAAAAGCTGTCGCTGGCGTACAACGCGCAGAGTCAGTCCTCAGGTACCTGGGGAAACAACGTCATTGTGATCCGAAACAAGGTCAGCGGTGACATCATCACGGCGCGCAGCGTGGCGTTCCAGAAACAGCCGGATAACGCCAACGCTAAAACCGGTAATACGATGCCCTGGGTGTTTGACTGCGGCAAAATCGACCAGGTTCTCGGAGAGTTTTAACAGATGGAATGCTCAATCAAAGGCCACGATTACCGCGTGGCAAAACTCAGCGTTTTTGACCAGCTGAAAGTGACCCGCAAACTGCTGCCGGTGCTGGCGGGCATGATGTCAGATTTCGGGAGCATTCGCTCCCTGTTGCCTGCTGATGGCAAAATCGACACCGCGAAATTCGATCAATTGAAACCGGTATTTGAAACCCTGCTTCCGCGTATCGCTGAGGAACTGTCTTCCCTGACCGAAGAAGATACCAACGCGATTATTCATCCGTGCCTGGCCGTAGTGTCACGTAAACACATGGACGGATGGACGCCGGTATTTAACAGCGGTCAGCTGATGTTCGATGATATCGACCTGCTGACCATGCTGCAGCTGGTGGCGCGGGTGGTCGCCGATTCACTGGGAAATTTTTTGCCCGTGAGCCCTACCAGCGCGACGCCGGGCCAGCCTCAGGGTTAACTCTCAACAGCCTGCCTGACGGGCTGTCTTATCTCCTTGACCCGGTTGACGCCGGGTTAATCCCTTATTACGCGCTGAAGGATGGATCAGTCGATCTGTGCGATATCGCGTTGATGAATGACCACCTGGCCGTTAAGGCAGACAACCAGCGCCGTATTGAGAAATGGAGAGAGGATAATGAACGCTGAGACTATTAAAGATTTCCTCGTCTCGCTCGGATTCGATATCGATGAAGCGGGCGCGTCAAAGTTCGACTCTGTTCTCGCCGGTACGACCGCAAACGCCATCAAAATGGGGCTGGCCGTCGAAGGTGCCGCGCTTACCGTGGTGGCCTTCACGGCTAAGATCGCCTCCGGTCTGGATAACCTCTACTGGGCGTCACAGCGCACCGGCGCAACGGTACAGGGGATTCAGTCTATTGGCTATGCGGTTTCTCAGGTGGGCGGCAGCGTAGACGCGGCGCGCTCATCTCTGGAAAGCCTCTCCCGTTTTGTCCGTAACAATCCCGGCGCGGAAGGCTTCCTGAATCGCCTGGGCGTACAGACCCGTGACGCCAGCGGTAACATGCGTGACATGGCCGCTATCTTTACGGGTGTCGGCCAGAAGCTCAGCAGCATGCCATATTACCGGGCTAACCAGTATGCGCAGATGCTGGGCATTGACGAAAATACCCTCATGGCGATGCGCCGGGGTGTGGGCGGTTTCTCCGGGCAGTACAGCGCAATGGCGAAAGCTATCGGCTTCAATGCTGACGAGGCGGCCAGAAGCTCCAACAAATTCATGACCTCCCTACGCGAGTTCGGCGCGATGGCAGGGATGGCCCGTGACAAAATCGGCTCTAATCTTGCTGGTGGTCTGGCGGGTTCGCTGGACACGCTGCGCCGACACATCCTGGATAACTTCCCGCGCATCGAGCAGACCCTGACGAAAGCCATAAAAGGCATTCTGGCGCTCGGGGACATTATCGGGCGGCTGTTCTTCAGGCTTATTGAGGGGACATCCAGCCTTATCACATGGTGGAAATCACTCGACAAGCAAACGCGGGAGCTGATCTCGCTGTTTGGCGCGCTGACGATTGCGCTGCGCATTCTGAACAGTACGTTCTGGATGTCGCCGATTGGCCTAATTACCGCGCTTGCGGCGGGAATTGCCCTTCTGTGGGAGGACTATCAGACCTGGAAGGAAGGCGGGGACAGCCTGATTGACTGGGGCAAGTGGAAGCTGGAAGTCGACGCCGCGCTGAAGATGGTTCGTGACCTTAAAACGACCGTTAACGAACTGGCGAAAGCGCTGGCGAAACTGCTCAATATTGACCCCAAATCATGGTCCCTGAAGTGGGATTTCAGCAACTTCATCGACCAGATGGGCGAGTTCAGCAAAATGCTGAATATGATCGCCGACCTGCTCAACGCCATTAAAGATGGCCGCTGGGCTGATGCCGCCAGCATTGGCAAACAGATGCTTAATCAGGGTAGCGAAAATCCGTCAGCGATGCCGATGGTAACAGACAGCGCCAACGGTACCGCCGACTGGATTAAAGAGCACTGGGGATTCGATCCTCGCAGCGTGGGTCGAACGGTGCGCGGCTGGTTTGGTGAGGATGACCCTGAACAGCTCGGCCAGTCAGTAAAGCGGCCACAGCCAACCAAAGCGGGCTCTGAGCTGCTGGGATGGATGCAGCCGATGCTTACCAACCTGGAACAGCTCTACCGGCTTCCGGAGGGGTTACTGCGCAGCGTGGCCATAACGGAATCGGGCGGTAATCAGTTCGCCGTTTCAGGCGCTGGCGCTAAAGGTCTGTTTCAGTTTATGGACGGCACGGCGCGCGATATGGGGCTGCGCGGGAATGATGTCTTCGACCCGGAGAAGGCCGCTCAGGCTGCCGCTAAGTATCTCTCACAGCTGCTGCAGGCGAACGGAGGTGACCTGAGCAAGGCGCTGGCCTCTTATAACTGGGGGATCGGGAACGTGCAGAAGCACGGGATGGCCCTTATGCCTCAGGAAACCCGCAACTACATTCCGAAGGTGTTAAGCAACATGCCAGCGCCCGGGGCTCAGGTGCAGCAACAGAACACCTATCACATTTACGGTGGCGGTGATCCGCACTCAGTGGGGAATCAGGTAGAACGTCGACAGCAATCTGCAAATGCCCAGCTCATGCGCAGCAATCAAACGAAGGTGGGTTAATGGATATTCTCTCTACGCTCTTTCAGCAGCAGAGCCGGAAAATAGGGATGATCGTCCCCAGTGTGGTTGTTTCTGAGAAGCATACCGACACGCTGGAGATAACAGAGCACCCTGTAGAGGTCGGGGCCGCTATCGCTGACCATGCCTATAAAAAACCGTCTGAAGTGGTTATGGAGGTCGGTTTCGCTGGTGGCGGAGCGTTGCTGGATTTTGCCAGTAACCTGACGGCTACCAGCCTGCTCGGCCTGAGTCCCCAGCAAACGTATCAGGAGATTCTGGACCTGCAGGCGAGCCGTATTCCTTTCGATGTGGTGACCGGCAAACGGCTGTACAGCAACATGCTGATCCGCGCGCTGGAAGTGACAACAGACAAGACAACCGAAAACGTCCTGTCCGCCGTCCTCACCCTGAGGGAGGTTCTTATCTCGCAGACGCAGCAGATCACCGTCGCGGATAAAACCAACATGAAGGACGGGGCCAGCACGTCGGCGGTACTGAATACCGGCACCAAAACCACAAAGCCGCCAAATACCTCGCTGCTAAAAAGCATCAAGGGTAACGCGGCGTCATTACTGGGGCTCGGCTAATGGCAATTCAGGAAATCCCGCTGACAGCGGATAACCAGCAATTCAGCATCATCCTGGCAGGCACCACCTGGCGGATTAGCATCACCTGGCGCGATCTGTACTGGATTATGGACCTGCAGAATGACAGAGGGGAGCCGGTAATCTCCGGCATTCCTCTCGTCACGGGGGCTGACCTGCTGGCGCAGTACGCCTATATGGGGCTCGGCTTTAAGCTGGTGGTGGTCTGTGACGACAGCACACAGGATTATCCGACGAAAACCGACCTGGGCGGCCGCAGTCATTTACTGGTATCAACGGAGTAAGCATGTCACAGAACTGGATGAGACATTTCGAGCTACAGCTCGTGGACGAGAACGGGCAGGGTATTGAGCTCAGCGATTTTAAAGTGACCTTCACGATCGACTGGTTCAACATCAGCAGCGCGTCCCGGGTAGGGACCATCAAAATTTATAACCTGTCTGCTGATACCTCCAACCGGATCACTGGTAAAGAGTTTTCGAAAGTGCGGCTGATTGTCGGTTATGACGGTATCGCGCCGGAGGTATCGGCAAGCGACGTCGGGACCGTGCGCGAAGTCGACGCGGCGGACGTGGGTCAGAGTGATGGCCGCAACTACGGGCTGATTTTCAGCGGCGAAATTCGCTACTCGGTCACAGGTAAAGACAATCCCATTGATTCCTACGTCCTGATTCAGGCTGCTGATACGGATCTGGCTTTTGCCACCAGCATAACCTCGCAGACGCTGGCCGCCGGTTATACAGTCGCAGACGTGAACCGCGCGCTGATGAAAGACTTCGAGGCCAAAGGCGCTACCGAAGGCCTTACACCTGAAATGCCTGCTACCGTATTCCCCCGGGGCCGGGTGCTGTTCGGCATGACACGGCATCTTATGGATAACGTGGCCGGGCAATGTGGCGCAACATGGCAGTTCGTGGACGGTCAGCGCCAAATGGTGGCGAATAACGAATATGTTCACGACGCGATTGTGCTTAACAGCGCCACCGGGCTTATCGGTATGCCGCAGCAGACTATCGGCAACGGGGTAAACGTCCGCGCGCTGATTAACCCGAACATCCGGGTTAACGGGCTCATTCAACTGGATCAGGCTTCCGTGTATCGCACCGCGCTGTCGAATAATGATATCGCTATGGCTGGTGGGCAGATCACCGACCAGAACACGGACGGAAATATCACGCTCAGCGGCACCACGGCGCAGCCTGCAAGCATCGCAACGGATGGCGTTTATATTGTGCGCGGGATTATGTACACTGGCGACACAAGGGGCCAGGCGTGGTACATGGATATGATGTGCGAAGCGCGTGGCGCGGCGGATCTCCGTTCGGCGTCGTCTTTACAGCGGGAGGTAGGATAGTGAAAAAGTGGATTGTTATCGGACTCTGTTTCCTTCCGGGATTAGCATTTTCTGCGAATCCCGGCGGCATCACGCTTCAGTGTGGTGGTTATAAATTAGAGTTGATCCCTGATTCACTGTTCAGGATTAACGGGGAGACTGTTACCTCTCAGAAAATTAAAACGCTCGGTAACGGCAATGGAATGAAGGCTGACATGGGCCTCATGCCAGCCAAAGACGGTAACAATTATGGTTTCGAGTTTATTCGCCGCCCTGGTACCGAAACGCGTTTCCTGAACGTCCAGCTGCTACAGAACAGCATGGACGCGCCGAGAATCATCGGATCTTTCCCGTGTAAGAAAGTACTACGCTAAAGTTTGACGTCAATCTTCCGATATGTGTTTTAAGGTTGACGAGATATTGTTCAAAGTCCACAATCACAGTCCCTTTAGTAAGAGAAAGAATCCATGGCGGCAGGCATCCCATTAGAAAAAGCGCAAAAGTATGTTGAACAATTCAACGCGCTTCTACTGGATCAGGAAGGTTTAGACCCCTTCACTGAAAAGAAAATTCGAGAGGAGCTTTCTGCTTCTCCGACGCCTGTTACCAACATTGCACTATCCTATCTGGATGCAATAACTGGAAAGATTGATAGCGCGTTACGCTATCTCAGAGTCAGCTTAGACGTAAACGATGTAACGCTGGCAATGCACTATCATCACATTCTACTCAATACATTTAACTATAATGAGCTCAGGGATGTTTGTGTCCCATTGGCTAAGAAGTATCGGACAAAGCTCTTTAGTCACAACGCATACAGTTGGGCGTACCGTTACGGCGAGCGTGAACAGCTTGAATTTTACATGGAAGAGCACATCAAGCTTCTTTCTGAATCAGAAGGCAGGAGTAATGCTATGAAGCACAAAGAAGAACTCCTTGCAGAAATGGATAACTTCTATAACGCTACACAGTGTTCGAAGGAACAATTCCAGACCTTGGCATCCATAATCTGGACCTTGTTAAGCGAGTACAAGGCTGCCACGGGTTTCGTTCAGCTTAGTGGAAGCGGTTGCTATGTTGTCGATATCAAAAACCTTGAGCCTAAAGCTATCGCTAAGATGAACTTCGATCTGGCTGATAGAGTGTGTGCTGAATCTAAACTGGATGATTGTTCCCTGTTAGCGAGATTTTCCTCTCCGCGTCAGTTGCATACGGGAGTGAGCTACCATGTCGGTAACTAGCAATCAGATTCTCGATACCGCCCGGTTATGTCTGTCTGAAAATATTGAGAGTGGGTTTCGAAGCGCTATCTCAAGGGCTTATTACAGTATGTTGCATGAGTCTATTAGCTCACTTACTGCAATACCGCATTTTACCCATGAGCATCACAAAAATACTGTGGGCTATATGTCAACGCCCTCTGAGTGCAAATCAGAGCCATATCCGACAAATACTCTGAAATCCCTGGCTTTCGTACTTCGGCAGTCGCGGGACGCCAGAAATGAAGCGGACTATGACCTATCGGGCGTAACTGTTTCTCAAGAAATGGGGCAGGATGCCATTGCGGCTGCTGAAATGTATTTTGAGCGCTGGGAACAGTTAAAATCAGCTAAAGCTTCATAGATAAAATCGAATCCATCAAACCCGCCACCCGGCGGGTTTTTTGCTTTCTGGAGCCTACAAAATGGCAGTATCTGACCAGACCCGCAGCGGCGATCTTGCCGAAACATTCAAATCTGAGCGGGAAACAACAAAGAACCAGATCCGCGTCGCTTTGCCTGGCATCGTTCAGTCATTCGACCCTGAAGCAGTTACGGCGATTGTGCAGCCTGCTATCCGTTCTGTTGAAACCGATAACGACGGCAACCGCGTTACCAAAAATTACCCGCTGCTGGTGGATGTGCCAGTGGTATTTCCGCGCGGCGGGGGATGCACGCTAACGTTCCCTGTGAAAGCTGGCGATGAATGCCTGGTAATTTTCGCTGACCGCTGCATCGATTTCTGGTGGCAGAACGGCGGGGTGCAGGAGCCTGTCGACGACCGGGTGCATGATTTATCCGATGCGTTCTGTATCGTCGGGCCGCAGTCGCAGGCGCAGAAAATCAGGGGCATCAGTGGCAGCGCGGTTGAGCTGCGAAGCGACGATGGTGAAACCAAACTGAGCCTTAACCCATCAAGTGGGGCGATAACCGGTACCGCGCCGGGAGGTTTCAACCTGAACGGCCTGAAAATTCTGCCCGACGGCCGCCTGCAGCTGGTGGATGGATCAATCGTTGATAAGCATACGCATGGCGGCGTGGAAAGCGGCGGCAGCAATACAAAACCACTGGGAGGGTAATTATGCGATACCGACGAGAGGATGACGACGGCGATTACACTTTTGGCAGCGGCGATGATACTTGGCTGATTAATTCTCCGGAGGCCGTGGCGCAGGCCGTGAAAACGCGATTCGAATTGTGGTACGGGCAATGGTTTCTCGACACCACCGAGGGGACTCCGTGGATTCAGTCCGTACTTGGTAAGCAGAAGCCGGAAACCTACAACCTGGCGATCCGTAAGCGCATCCTCGAAACGAGGGGCGTTAAATCAATTCTCTCTTTTAATACGACAGTGAACACGACGACGCGCCGCGTCCAGTTCTTCGCTGAAATCGACACTATCTACGGAACAACGACAGTAACCAGCGAGGCATAAATGGCCCTCAATTTGGACACACTCGGCTTATCGGCAACGGTAACCGCTGAGGGGATCAGTGCGCCTGATTACCAGACGATACTCGATACCCTGACGAGCTATTTTCAGCAGATTTATGGCAGTGACGCTTATCTGGAGCCGGACAGCAAAGACGGCCAGATGGTAGCGCTGGTGGCGTTGGCTATTCACGATGCCAATAACACGGCCATCTCCGTTTACAACTGCTTCTCACCTGCTACGAGTTACGGCGCAGCGCTGACCTGAATCGCCACGGATAATCTAGACACTTCCGAGCCGTTGATAATACTGGTTTTCATATTCTGTCGGTGACATCTGTT